GTTGACTTGGCAGATGAACGAGTTTATCTGAGAGATATAAACTTTGATTCATCTTCAAGCAATGATACCATTCAAAATATGGTCACAGATAATCTGACTCTTGTGAATCTACAAGATGTCGAACCTGACTCCACTATCAATCAGGTTCTCACCGCAAATGGTGATGGCACATTCTTTTTCGCAGATAACACTCAAACTATTCTTGAACTTGACATTGAAGATGGAACAGCAGGTCAGTTTCTGATTGCAAATGGTGATGGTACCTTTGAATTTGCAAACAACACCTTGCTCAATCTGAACATCAACGATGGAACATCAAATCAAATTCTTAAAACAAATGGTCAAGGAAATTTTTATTTTGGTGACAATGTTCAAAATCTGACAGAATTGAACATCAATGATGGTCTTGAAAATCAATTTCTTGCTTCAAAGAACAACCAGACTTTTGAGTTTCAAAACATCACCTTCAATATATTAGCTGATGTTGATCTGAACACAATTGGCGTGAACAAGTTTCTGACCACAGATGGAGCTGGTGGATATAAATTTGAAGATGCTAAGTTAGTAAATTTGGCAGACATCGCACCAACAGCAGAAAAGGAACAAGTCCTCACCGCAAATGGTGATGGCACATTCTATTTTGCAAACAATGCCGCAAGACCTGTGAACTTCCTCACTGATCTAAATATTACAGACGGAACCGAAGGACAAGTCCTCAAAACAGATGGTGCTGGAAACTTTTTCTTTGACAATGAAGAAACACTAAATTCAATCATATTTTCAATCGCTTTGGGATAATTCATGGCAGCATTCAGGCGCAAAGCCGCAACAGCAACAACAGACGGTGTGGCAGTTCACACAACACCAGCAAGTAAAACTGGTCTTTGTATCGGACTGGTTCTTGCGAACATTAGTTCTCAACCCGAATATGCTGATGTTGATATCAATGGCACATACATTGTGAAGAATGTTCCCGTTCCTGTTGGTTCCACATTAGCAGTTTTAGATGGTAAAATGGTCGTCGAAGCGAATGAAATCATTCGTGTCACGGCTTCGGCAAATAACGCAATTGACGCAACAATTTCCATGCTTGAGCTATGAGCGGATATATTGGTCGTAAACAAGCAGTCACATTTTCAAGTGTAACTTTACCGATTCGTAAAGACAAGGATCAACATCTGATTGAAGAGGATGGATCTTTTCGTCTGATTGATGGAGCCTCTCTGAAAGATTCGGATGGCAACACAATCATTCATGCGAATGGCACAATCGCCACTGTTGATTTCACACCTGTTGAAACACAACTTGATTCTTTGTCAAGTAACGTCAATTCAATTTCAATCACAATTGATTCAATTGAACAAGATATCACAAGTTTAGACACATCAATTGGATTGCTCGAAGATTCTCTCAGTAGTCTCTCTGTGGACATTCTGACACACAAGTCAACCTTGACAGACAACTATGTGGTTGAGGATGATGAGAGTGCTTTGCTCATGGGTCCCATAAAGCTCCCTGGCACGCTTGAGGTCAGTGCCAATGCTGCACTCACCGTTTTTGGAGAAATCTCGGTGACGGGCGATTTGAACATCTCAGGCACATTCTCAGTGAGGTAGCATGTCAGGAGTCTTCAAGATTGGCGGCAAGACCGTTGCGACACATGACGAATCAACAGATGTTGTTTCACTGGCGAGTGATGTGGATCTATCAAATGTTGACATCTCAAACAATGATTTTTCAAATGTTGATATGTCAAACATGACTTTTCCTGCTGGACATGTAATAAAGGTGACACAAGTAAAAAGTACAATAAATGCTTCAAGAGATACATCAAGTTGGGTTGAATTTGATTCTAACTACAGAATACCAGTAACGCCGACAAACAATAATACGAGAATATATTTACAATTTTATTTTCAAACTAATACTAACATGGGAAGTAATACATTATTTCAATTTGACATTCGTTACCTAGTAAACGGTACATTACCAACAGGAGGACATGGCAGTGCAGATAATGCTACATATGGAAAATTAACAAGTGATGGCGGAACAATGAATGGTAATATTGGTAGTAGATTAAACACCCATTTTGTAGGTAGACCAGGAAATGGTTATGATGGGAATGACCAATTAACAATTAATATGCTTGGTTATGATGAACCTGCGGGAGCATCAAGAACTTATGGTTTAATTTATAGAAGAGAAACTGGAGGTTCTGGAACATTATATGTAAATCATAGTTCTGGTAACAATAGTAATTGGGGATTTATGGCACCGATGTTAATTACAGCAACTGAGGTTCAATTATGAATGCTAGAATAATAGATGCCGGAATTGTACTTCAAGAAATATGTCCGCATGGTGAGTGGGATATTAAAAACAATGATTATGATACTTTAATTTGGGGCGAAAATAATCCTGTATCAAAACCTACAAAAAAAGAATATACCGATAAACTTGCAGAACTTACTGCAGCCGAACCAATGCGACTTCTCAAAGAAGAGCGCAATCGTCGAATCGCAGAATCTGACTGGCGTTTTCTTTCTGACCAAACACCAAGCCAAGCATGGATTGATTATCGTCAAGCACTTCGAGATTTACCAGCAAACAGTATACCAGAACTTGATGAGAACGATAACTTGATCAATGTAAACTGGCCAGTTGAGCCAACGGAGTAAAATGGCAGGAACAATTACATTAGGTGGACAAACATTAGCAAGCCATGATACCGCAAGTAATACATCGAGTATTGTTGTTGATCAGTTAACTTCACCTATTATGAATGCAGCACAATTAAAGACAAATGGTATTGAATTCAATAATAGTGGTCTTGTTCTCACAAAATTTGAAACAGGAACCTGGGATATTCTTCTTCAATGGTTATACCAAGGCTACACAGGACATGCTGATGATTATGGTACACCAGTAAGTGTAGGTACAGGATTGTATACACGAATTGGTAACTTAGTTTATATAACAACGGGCTGGGTAGCTGAAGATAAAATTCCACAAGATGCAATTGCTGTTATACTCTATAGCGGATTACCTTTCACCGCTGCAGAATATAGTGAACTAACCTGTGGACGAGTGAGAGGAGGTTCAATGCGTTATAATACGGGAATCTACACTGATATTGATGCGTATAGAGCGCACATTAATAAAGGCCAAAATAAAATTTCTTTTATATGTGAAAAAATAGGTGCTGACCATACAGGATTCGTTTACATTCCAACAAAATCTGGAAGTAATCTTCCAGCAGTTTCTGGATTTTATATGACAGACGAGGAATAATGGCTGGAGAAATTACAGTTGGCGGAAATATATTAGCAAGCCATACGGGCGTAGAAGGTGCCGGGTCATTGACTCTGGGAAATACAGTTGCGCCTGCTTCTTCATACATGTTTCGGAATAAGATTATCAATGGAAACTTTGACATTTGGCAACGTGGAACAAGTCAGACTAGTACTGGATGGCAAAGTGCGGATAGATGGAGACTCAACTTAATTTCTTCTGGTTCTACCACACTTTCACAACAAGCGTTTGACCTTGGACAAACAGAAGTTCCAGGTAATCCTAAGTATTACGCAAGGCTGGAAGTAACAACCGATTCAAGTTCTTCGGAAAATATAAATCTTAGAATAAGTATTGAAGACGTTAACACACTTGCTGGTAAAACAGCAACATTAAGTTTTTGGGCAAAGGCAGATTCAGATAAAGATATAGTTTCAGAATTTTATCAAGTTTTTGGTACTGATGGGTCCGACCCCGTAGCTTATATTGGAAATACTACACATAATTTAACAACTTCTTGGAAAAAATTTACAGCAACTGTTTTAATTCCATCAATTAGTGAAAAAATAGTTGGTTCAGTTAATAATTATTTAGGTTTATATTTGTATCTTAGTGTGGGAACAGATAAGGATGATAGAACCAATTCACTTGGTAACCAATCTGGAACCTTTGACATTGCTCAAGTCCAGCTTGAAGAAGGACCTGTCGCCACACCATTTGAGCATCGGCCGATTTCTGTAGAAGAAACTTTATGCCGAAGATATTTTCAATATTTTCCTTTCGGAGTCGACTGGGATGGTAATCGTTGGAGTGCTGGAGCAGCACCCTTTCCTGTAATCATGAGAACAACACCAACAATCGTGAATGTTGCATATCCCTACTATAGAAATAATATAAACACTACAGTTGGTGTTGTAGGATTTTCGGCTCTTGAGTTGAGTAATTCTTATTGTGGATATCAATTTTATTCGGAAACAGCCGGTAGAGCATATACTTGGGGTTATGTTCATCTTGATGCAGAACTATAAAGGTAATTCATGAGTAAAGCAAACAAACTTGCATCATTAGCAGTTGACGTTAACAATCTATCAGAATTAGCGGATCAGGTCACTGATATCGAGAACGCAATTGTTCGTGCAAATACAAATGCTCAACTGATTGATGGTATTGCTGATGATATTGAGGCTTTAGAAGCAAACACTGCCGTGATCATGAATGACTTTGCTGACATCTCAAATGTCTTCAACTCTGGTATTACATACTCAACAGATGGTGTGAATGAGTACTATGATGCGAATAGTGTGACAAACACGGTCGCAACTGTTGACATCATTGAAATGAACATTCAAGATCCTCAAGACGGTGAATTACTCAGTTATAGTTCAGAAGTGAATACATGGGTCAATTCAAATGCTATTTCTGGTGATATGATACATGGTGGAATAATTAGTGGATTTCAGAGTACTGGTATTACAGATAATGCAAATAGTAAAGCATTGACTATTTCGTCAGACGATGGTGGTTATCACAATTTTAGTCTGACAAATATGCGTAAAATGGAAATGATTGGACCGGAAGCATCATTGCATATACAGGGAACTTCTACAGGATATGTAGAAGGTTCTGTATGTTTTTTAAATTCACAAACAATCTCAACTACTAAAAGGGGTGCAGGTATCTTTTCATATACAGAAGATAATGGCACAAATATAGAATGGTTTTTAGGAAGACCGTATTCAAGTAATGATAATATTGTTTTTGCTAGAAGAGTAATTACTGATCCATCAACTATTTATGGAGAAACTGCACAACTTACTCATGCATTAGTTAAAATAGATAGTGGGGGATTTGTCACAGCAGGAAATACTCAAAGAGAAGGGTATTTTAGACCTTCAACTTCTGGAAAAACTAAAATTTCCCAATGGTGTAAATTAGCAACTTTACGTCACCGTTTTCCGTATATGTTAACATTTTATACAACAGGTGGTTCTTATTCGCCAGGCACTAAAACAGTTATATTTCAAAAAAGTTATTCTAATCATATGTATGCTACAACACAAGCAACACTTGGCTCAGGTTCTATGTTTACTCAAATACGTTCAAATTCCACATCAGCAGGTAATGGTACATATGATTTAGAGGTATATGCGACTAATTTATGGAATTCTGGTGGTGGTGAAAGACAAGGTTTTTACTTTGTAATACAACCATTGCATAATGCTTTCAATATTAATAATGACGTTATAATAATAGGCTCTGGTGACAATCCGTCATCATTAGGAAACTTAGCAACAGTATCAATATAAATTTATATGAATAATGATAGCACATTAAAACATAACATTGATTATGAAAATGAGATTGTACTTGAACCAAATTATCAAACTCAAAGAAGAAGCGAATATCCAAACTTAGACGACCAATTTGATATGTTATTTCATGAAATAGAATCTAATGGTACAATTAGTAATACTGGTGAATGGTTTAGTAAATTAAAAGAAATTAAACAAAAGTATCCTAAATCAGAATAAACTATGGCAAAGATTTTACGCAACATTGATCAAATTATAGACACGCAAGGTAACGAGTTATCGGTTGCGAACCCTGTTGAGATTCCTCCGCAATTAGAATCATTTCGGAATAAGATAATCAATGGTATATTTTCTATTGATCAAAGAAAGATATTACCAATAACTCATACAGGTTCTAGCTCAATACCTACTACTAGTCGAGCTATTGACCGCTGGATGACTCGAAAAAGCACAGGTAATGATAATCCTCAAAGTATTTTATATGACCAGGATGTATTAGATTTAGGTTTAGTCAATGTGATGAAATTTGAAAGTTTTGGTGACTCAGCATGGTTTGGACAAAAAATAGAAGATGTTAATTTAAAATCTTTATCTAATAAAAAAGTAACATTATCTTTTTATGCTAAAACTGATGATAGTACAAAATTTATAACTGCTTTTTTTCATTCAGATGTTGGACAAAGAAATCGTCCAGAACATGGTCAAAGATATTTTTTACCTAATTCTACAGAAGGATTTGTAAACGGTGAAGATACAGATACTGATCCTTCAGGTAAACTAATTTATCTTTCTACTGAATGGAAACGGTATGTACTTACAATGCAAATGGGTGACTTATCTTATGATTTTGGTAGTCATATTGTTTTAGGATTTGGTCAAGGAAATGTAAATGAATTATATCTTACTGGAATCCAGCTTGAAGAAGGAGAAGTCGCCACACCATTTGAGCAACGGCCATATGGTCTGGAACTAAGTTTATGTCAAAGATATTGTGAAGCAATCGATATAAATCAGATGGCTTCAGTGTATAGTTCATGGTTAGGAAAGCATTATCTTACCTGTGAATTTAAAACTACAAAAAGAGTTGCTCCTTCGGCAACTAGTGTAGCTATTACAAATTATCAGCCTGGTGGTGGAACAGGTACTGCTGTTATGGAAGGCAATAGCCTCAGTTCTGCTAGAATATACACTGGCAGTACTAATAGTACTTTTAACCTTCAATATATAAACAATGGACATACTAATGAAGATGCCATTATGATTTTTGATGCAGAACTATAAAGGAAACAAATATGTATAAACTATCACAACAACCAGAGTTAATGATCATACGATTAGCAGATGGCGCACACATTCCTGTTGCTCCTGGCAATCGTGACTATGATGAATACAAAGAATGGTTAGCAGAAGGTAACACTCCTGAACCAGCTGATGTCACACCAGCGGATGTTCAACTAAGAGCAGAAAGAGACCGACTGTTAGCAGAAACAGACACACCTTGGGGACTTGTTGACTATGATCATCCTGACAAGCAATTGTGGTATGACTATCGTCAAGCTCTTCGAGACCTAACAACAACCGCTGATCCACAATTAGATGC